TTCTCTCACTTCCTCATACATCTGCCGTAACCCCCACCTATACCTACACCTATCACGAAAGCAGTTTTTAGCCTTGTTTACCAACTGCACACTCAACCCACTCGCAAGCGCAATCTGCCTATCGCTTAATTGCTCCGCAAGCACCGCCACAAGCACATACCTCGCATCTACGCATTCCTCTCTGTTGCAATGTAGAATTGCACTCCTTTCCAATCCCGACACGTTAGAAACGATTTCTATAACCTTTTCAAAAAAATCTCTTTCTCCCATAAACAAAACCGCCAATAAATTGTTAAGCCTTCAAAGCCCGACAATCTATCAACGGTTGTATTACTCATTCTTGCCAGTCCGAGTAAAATAGGGCTTTTATTTTATTTCCTTGCCCCCATTGGAACACACTATCAGCCAAATAAGTAGTCGCTACCACTTACGTTTTACCAATGCAAATATAACACCAATTATCAAAACTACAATGCCACCAAAGGCGAAACCGCCTAAATCCAACTTGATTTTCTGCCACTTTGTCAAAGGCTTCTCAACCTCTACCACATTATTGATTGTGTCAGTCTTGCACACATACATCGTATCGGTCAGCAACTTGTACCTATCCAAGTACTTATACTTGTACATATAGATAGTATCGCCCTTCTCCTTGATGTACACACTATCCTGCATATAGATGCTATCCACTTGCAACTTGTTGATGTAGATACTATCCCTCTTAACACTCTCCACAGGAACATACCGCACACTTGTACACGAGCATAATATTCCAATCAATAGCACACCCGACAAAAACAAAGTAGCAATCATCGTGATTAGCATCTTAAAGTAATCTCTATCAAAATTATCATCTTCGTACATAAACCTTTTCTTTATTTAGTTGTTATAATTATGCTGTTCATAACATCTGTGGGGGTAGCAATTCGGCTACTCCTACCCCTTAAAGTAGGTTATTTTGTTAGCACTCATGCCGTATGGTAGGACATCAATGTGCACCCAATTTACCAACTCCTCGCATCTAATCTTACAAGGCAAATAGACTTGATAATCAGCAATCCACTTGCGCACTTCCTCTGCACTCATCCCTTGAACATGAAAATCAACACCCTTACCGAAGATGTGAGCCGACAAATAAGGCTTCTCTAAGTAGGTCTTTTCCTTAACCAATGGGCAGATACAACACCTCAACCCACGTTGTGACTTATCACCACCCCACTTCCAGTTGTTAATGTAGATAGGTCTATTCAGATGCTCTCTGATAAAGAGTAACACATCAAGCAAATCCCTATCAAGAAAATCCCAAGCAGCTTCCCCGAAACGATTGTACACATGAGGACACACAAGCTCATGTATAGCGAAATAATCTTTAATGCTTTTCATCTTCCTTTTCTATTATTTCTTCAATATCCTTCTTATCTACCTTAGCAAACTTTGATATGCCAAGTGCTATCATCTTAATCACGTTAATGTCAAAACCCTTCGGCTTTAATATATTGCTAACTATGGATGTTCCCTCAACAAAGCACACCAACAAACAAGCATACTTATCTATCGTGCCACCACCATGAGCAGCAACATCTATCATAGCCACCATAACGCAAAAAGAAAAGTAAGTTAGCATTTTTCCCATAGTTCTTCGTATGGCACTACTAAACCTTACTTCTTCATCCATCAACAAAGACTTCCTTATTCCCACAACTAAATCACACACAATCACGGCAAAACTAACTGCAAGCCACGGCAACATATGTACTATGCTCTCCGCAAAAAACACACTCATTGTTGCCCCGAAAGTCCCGTTAATTGTCTGCGTTACTAATGATTTCTCCATTTTATCATATATCTATCAAATTATTACTACCTTTGCAAAGTTAAATATGTTCTTCCCCCCGAAGTCTGCGAAGATAGTAGGGGGATTTTTTATCACTCGGCTACAACCTCTTCGTGAGCCTTATCCCATTGCTCCTTCTCATACAAAGTAGCTTCGCGCCAATCATAAGGGTTGATGTTAATACCCTTAATCGCGGTTACAAACACACGGATCTCGCCTACCTCGCCCGATTGAGTAAGATACATTCCCTCACTCGCCTTTATCTCTGTCAGTTTCTGTTTCATACTATTTAGCTATTGAAATGTTAGGATGATTAGCCAATGCCGCCACTACATCTGCATCGTTCACATACTTATCGTAGATGTAACTACTCAATGTTATCGTAATTGCACTCGTAGCAGCCTCGTTGTTAATAATGTAGAGCAAACTTTCCTTGTTTAATAATGATGTATTCTTCACTTGCAATGCCAATTTTACGTTTTTAATTTTAGCGGTTTGTATAGAATAGCAATAATTTAACATACTATTCATATCCGTAACCCTACTTGTATTCAACTGCGGAATGGCAGTAAGAGAATAACAATTACTGAACAGACTAAGCATATACTCTGTATTACTTGTATCTAACTGCGGAATGGAAACAAGAGAATAGCAATTACTGAACATACTGCTCATATTAGTAACCTTACTTGTATCTAATTGCGGAATGGAAACAAGAGAATAGCAATTACTGAACATACTACTCATACTCGTTACACTGCTTGTATTCAACTGCGGAATGGAAACAAGAGAATAGCAATTTTTGAATATACTACTCATACTCGTTACACTGCTTGTATTCAACTGCGGAATGGAAACAAGAGAATAGCAATTATTGAACATTTCACTCATACTCGTTACACTGCTTGTATCTAACTGCGGAATTGCAACAAGAATTTGACAACCATTAAACTTATAATTCATACTCGTCACCCCACTTGTATCAATCTTCGGCAGATACACAATCCTATCCTTGTAAGTGGATATATTGTTCACATTCAGCACCCCATACAACGCAATATTATCTTCGGGAACTTTATGATACGCATCATCCTCCTCGTTCCAATTCACACCATGCGCTTGATAGTATTCAATATCCTCGTCAGTCCAACCAATAGCCTTCAAGCCTTGCACATCAGCATGACCAGTCCAACCCTTAGAACTACTACCACCGCCACCACCAGCAGAACCACCACCAATGGCAATACCGCCTGCGCCATTCAGATAGGCTACATTAAGCATATTCTTCCTCATAACTTACGCACTAAATGTTACCACACCCTTGATTACCTCACTACCACTTATCACCTTTATCCACTTAGGGAATACCAGTGCGCCAAAGTCGCAATCAAACACTCTCTGACCTTCGTAGCGAGTTTCTATAAATGCAGTGTCATACTCGCCATTGTCTGTACCGCGTTGGCTTACAACAATACTGCCTAAACCTGTTCTTTCAATGTGAAGGTTAAAATTACTTGTTGCTTGGAATTCAGCAACCCATTTGTTTTCTTCGTTTCTAAAATTCAAATCCATAACTATATTTTTATTGGTTAAACACTATTCAAACAATCCCATTACTGCGATTGTTACTTATCTCCGCAAGCAATTAATAACGATTCAGACAATATCTTACCTCGCTTTAACATCAACGGGGAATTAACATCTCTTGTTGCATGCCAACCCATTTTAGTGTACATCACACCATCAATAGGAATATCTTCCTCGTTACCCGATGAATTGTTGCAATACAATCGTGATATTCTCAACGAATTATCATCAGTCGGATCGGTTTGCATATAACTAAATCCTACTTGACCAGCAATATCGCAATACAATGCACCATGTCTTTTAGCAAGAACCTTTGCAGATCCATTGAATACTTTGTATCCATCGTGCCAATAAGAACATATCACAATATTACAAGGTTTGCCAAACGGACTGCCATACCATTTTGATTGTGGGTTGAACTTCAACATATAGCAGTCATACGCATACTTTTTCAACAGGTAATCATAACCAGCCGCATATCGCTCGTTAATGGTGTTATTAGGCTCTAATGTACCAGATGCGCCACTACCGCCATAAGGAACAATTCTATGACTACTATTACTCTTATCCATAACAACAGATAATGGATTGTTATTTTCGTCATAACCAACTGATTCATACTCTTGTACGGTTTTCTTCAAAACACTTGTAGTTCCTAACACCTTAATGCAGGGAACAGATGCCACCGTCTTAACAACCATATAGCAAGTTGCGTTTGGAGTTATAACAACCCTATCTACAACTGATTCGCCTACCGATGTATCACTTGGTATGATGTCAGTAGCTAATACATTACCTTCAGCATCAAGGAAGATAACATAAGGTATAGCTGAATACTTACAGAATGTGCTAATACGAAGTTCCTTGTTGGCACGAACAACATATTTCTGCGACAAATAAGATTTATTCAATGTAAACTTTCCACTCGCATCGTAATAACCATTGAGTAATTCAATAGGGGTGTAGGTCTCGCCTTCAAAGCTCACATCATAATTATGTGTATGGCTTGTCACAAGCACATCCATATCTTCCAGTTCTTCCGCAGTGTACAAGCCAACGAATTTTCCATTACCATCAACATTGTTAGTTAATGTACCATCAGCATTATAGATAAGCCCTCGCCATGCCTTCGTTGCGTGTTGCATCACCGATTCGCCACTTACCGCCACATTCCTATGCTTATAACCAAGCATTTCGCAAGCATTCTCAAACCAGCCATTACCTGCAACCGCATTAGATGCGCCTGTCAATAAACACAATTTCTCATCTCTTATATAACGAGGATTTTCAACAAGTTCAGTCTTGCACTCTTCCCATTCTGTTGCAGTTTCGCCCTCTTCAAATTGAGCAACATTCACATTAAAAGGATAATCAGCATTATACTGTAACAACACTCTACAATATGCAGCATTGTAATACTTGCTATCCCCTGCTTCTATTACCAACTGGCCAACACCATCTTCATCAAGTGTTATCTTATCATTCGCTATATATTCATCCTTGTCATTGAACCAACATACGCGACCAACCAAAGAAGAGAATGGTCTAACACCTTGAATTGTATAAGTCTTGGGCGATAATCGCAACTTGTTAGACATTATACCACTTTCCTTCTGTATATAACCAGAGTCAGCACTATACGAATATCCATAAAGGAACTCTTTGGGGAATAGAAGATTCTTACCTACAACCTTTTCAATGTATTGTGGACACAAATTTACCTTTTCAACAATTTTACCTTCATTAACACCAATAGACGATAACGAAGAATTGATAACAATAAACTTCTTGTTACCGCTAACCGATGCAGAACAACGGAAGTACACCGCATTTTTTGGGAAATCCTTTTTATCTACAACATATAAGTCGTAATATTTCGCGCCACTCTCTTCGCCAAGATAACTACTTATCGGCATCTTGTCTTTGTCATAGAACCACAATCTACCTGTACTTGCACTATTCGCACCGCTGGCATATATGTCACAATCATGATTAAGCAAGATGTAATCTGTGCGGACATAAGTACTGTTGCTATAATCAAGTCCTGTTGTTTTAGCAACACCGCCCTCAAAATTAAATGGATTTCCACTCATTGTTGCAGTTAGTATTTCTTGTGTTATAACACCACTATCATTACCATATCCACTCTTCGCATTTTTTCTAATTCCTGCTGATATGACAGATGTAAGGTTTACTCCAGTTATTTTAGATTCATCCACCGATGAATTGTGGCTGCAACGGATGTAAACTGCATTAGATGGGATATCAGACTTGTTGATAGTATATGTTCTATCTGGTGCAGATTCGCCATTATAAGAACTAATAAAATCAAAATATTCGTCATAGAAAGCATAAGGAGCATAATTATCAGTGTTAGCAGCACCGATAATTATAATATCATTACTCTTATCGATGGGCAAGTAATCGGTTGAAAATAAGGGTTCTTCAGATGTAACAATATTACCTGCTTTTTTACTTATTACACCATGAATAGTAAACATATTGCCTACAAATTCTTCGTTGATGCGTTGTTCCTGTGCTTCAAGACTTTCATTCGCATATTCTACAATGTCATCCATTGCACCGCCTACACGTTGAGCGGTATTTCTGCCATCTTCTACTTCGTTCTTGATTACGGATATTACATCCTTTACTTCTTCGTATGATTTAGCCATTTCTTTAATCTCCTAACACTTTATAGACAATTCTGTTCGATTTAATTGTTCTTTTGTTGCAGTTGCAGCTTCCAAGATATTCTACACATTCTTGAAGGTAACGATTAGCCACCGAATAAGCATCGTTAGAAGCGATTACGCGCTCTTTCTCGCTCGGTCTTGATGATTCGTTCACTTCTTTATACACCGCGCCAAAACGCGCGATATTTAGGTCGCCACTCTTAATGATGCGCGAATAAGTGTAGTATGCAAGTGCAGCTTTCAAGCCGACAAGCACTTTCTTTTCGCCACATTCGGTTTTGTATTCCCCACCTTCAAGAAGAATGGTATATTTTGAAGGCTCTTTCTTGATTTCTTCAAGCAAATAACCTAATGTTGGCTTTAGATCTATGTTCTCGGCTTCACGGATAAACGCATTTACGCGCTTCTCGTCCATGTGAATGCTCATATCTCTTGCATATTCGGCTATCTCATTGTATTGTAGTAGTAGCATTGCGGATATATCTTAATGGTTCTACACTGAAATCATCAGCAACTGGTGTGTGCCAGTGCTTAAAAACTGCTCTAAATGTTCGCTCAATCAATCGTTGTTGCTTACTTACGATAGAATTGTAGTACTCAAATGCATCTTCAAGGATGTCGCCCGAAAAGCCTACCTTACCTATGCGGATGCAATACCAAGCTTCTTGCCCGAATGCAGCATAGATACGTTCAATTACGGATGAATCGGTAACGGTAAACTCCTTATCGTAGTTCTGCGCGTTAAGATGTAGAACTTCGGGTTTTTCTTCGTCATTCTCAAGGGTAATTTCCATCAGCTTACCAGCATTAGTATCGCCTTGAAGTTGTACCAATGTGTCCGAGAAATCATCGCCTTGCATACTCGGTCTATCGGAGTAATTCTCAAGGTTAGAACCTCTCTTCGTGATAATCATAGCAGCAGGAAGGAAGTTATTTCTTACGTTTCTGTACTTAACATTAGACAAGCCTTCATCGGTACTCATTTCCGTTGCTACTGCATCGCCCTTACCAGTTGGATAGGTGTTCTTTCCAGCCATGCTTACCCACAACAACTGACCATTGTAATATTCAATACCGCCTACCGCTTCAATTTGCGCCAGCACTACTTCTCTGTTGGGGTTGAATACATTGATGTAGTCACAATTTCGCTTATCTACACGGAGCAGCTTTCCGTTACGTGTTTTTGCACCAGTCCAATCGGGATGAAGGACAATGTGCGACACATATCCGTTATCATCTTCTTCCACTAATCGGCAATTCTCGAATGGCACGTATTGAAGTTCAACGATCTGCCCGAAGATGTTGTAATTAACATGGATTGCAAAACCATTGAATTTAGCCACATCGCTGCAAATTAAGGTGTGCAAATCATCCATTGTGTCGCCCTTGCGGTTGATTACCAATTCAGACAAATCTAAATTGCGCAATCCGTTACCTTCAATAAAGTTGGCTAAACGTTCCACACATCCCGAACCAGTAGAACTTGCCGCGATTATATTGTTCAAGACCTGCGGATAGAGGTTATCTTCTCCGTAAGTCTGTATGCCAAGCGAACTAACGTAGGTTGTGTCAATTCTCTTGCTTGATTTCTTCCGTAGGTCTTTTACTCTCATTATTCTTTAGCTTTCTTTGTTTTCTTTGTTGCGAAGATTCGGTTTTTCCAATCTTCGGGTAACTTACTGAAAAATATGTGTCCGTTGGGGTTCATACGAAGGTATTTTTCCGCAAGTTTATCTGTGAGGTTTGCGTTGGTAATCATGTCGCCCTTACCGAAACCAAGTTGCAATAATGCGCCATTCTTAAGCGCGTATAATGTCTTTTCTTTCATCTTGTTGTGGCGATTTAAGTAGGAATACATTTCAATCGTTGCATCGTGATAACAATTGCTGCACGATGTCTTAACGAAGGTTTTATCAAGCACTTCTGTATATAGTGCTTCGATTTCTTTTTTTTCTTCAAAGGAGTAAGCGGACTTGCCGCTTAACTCCTTCAATCTATTTTTGGTAGCTTCTATCATTGTGCTTCTGCGGTCAATGTTGCAACCATTGATTTGGTTGCTTCATAATCAGTCTTGAACAAGAATAAAGCTGACTTAGGAACTTTTGTTTCAGTAAGTGAAACACTCCAGCCGCCTTCAGTTTCTTCGCTATACTTATCGTTAGCAATTTCGGCTGCGTTCAAACCTTGATAGTAGCCATAGACTTGGAAAGCTGAATATCCTTTTTCGGTTGCATTAAGGCTCTTGCTCTTGTTTTCAAGAATAACCACAAACTCGCCATTAGCCAAGCCATCAATAACATCTGAACAAACATCGGGATTGTTATCAAGGATAACCATGTTCACGGTGTTGGTAAAGGTGTTTCGATAGGTTCCAGTTGCCAATGCGGTATTTGTTCCGTTGAAGGGACTATTACCATACACTACCACCTTGTAACCTTTAGCACCAGCCTTAAGTGCAAGTGTTTCAATTACGTTCTTGTGATTTTCACTGAACTTAACGGTAGAGAAGTCAATATCCGAGCGATTGAAGATTACACCTTCTTGCTCTACTCCAGGAACAATAGGGTCATCGCACGATGGTGCGATGTCCCTTTTTATTGAATAATCACAAACTCCCATAAGCAGAATTAATAAGCGATTTGGAATAGGTTATCTTCACCGAGCAATGTGCCAAGCTTACCAGCAGTGTATGCTCTTGTTGTTCTCTCGTCTTGGTTGAACCAAATTTCAAGGTCAGAAATAACCTCGTTAGCTGGCGAACCTACGAAGATGTTCTTTGCTGAACCAAAGAATGCACGATGAGGAAGATTCAATGCAGTGCCATTGTTTTGGTACTTTTGGATCATTCTATCCCAAATAGAGATTGAATAAACTTTAGTACCATTGTAAGAAGCAACCTTCACACCATCGAAGATTTGTTCCCAAGTCAAGATTTCCTTGTACTCGCGCTTCAAGTCCTTTGTCAATGCATCAGCCAATGACTTGGTTACGAACAAGCCTGCACCTTCCATAGTGGCAATGCGTGGGTCTGCATTTTCAAGCAATGCATCAAAGATACCGATTGCAACACCTGGTTCCTTAATCTTGCTCATTTGAGCGGCATATGTAGCTTCTTCGTTGGCTTCGATTGTTACACGTTGTGTTGCATTAGCAGTTGCAACTGCAAACAACTTCTTCCATACACCATCAGTAGGCTTGAACAAATCAACATCCATTCCAGCGGTAATTACACCACCATCACCAATATTGGCTGCGTTTTCATCGCCAAACCAAATGATGCGCCACATCATCTTGCGGATAGCATCTTGCAATGCTGGATAGATAACCACATCCATGATGTCGGTTGATGTCAAGTCGCCAATATCTGTGCCAGCCTTCAATGCGTATTCGGCAACGGTGTTCTCGAATTCTTTGTAGCACCATTCAAGAGGAGCTTCCCAATCGCCAATGCTCCATTCCTTTTCTGCGGCTGCGATGTTCGGTTTAACGTAGTCTGGCTTACAACCAGCACCTTTCCAACCGATTTCATCCATCTCGCCAATCCAACCGAGCTTCTCTCCATTCTGCACACGTTGGCGGAATGTGAAGAAGTTCTCCAATACTTCGTCTGTGAAGTTAGTCATCACCAAAAGGTCGCGCAAATTCTTGATTGCGCCATTGTCTTTTGTCAAGTTTGCTACACTTTCTAAAATAGTCATAATTTTGTCCTCCTTTATTTGTTAAATCGTTTGTTTTGTTTTGCTCTTGCTTCTGCAAGTTTTTGCTCCACAAGGCTTTGTTTCTCAATGTTGTTAGTTGATGTTCTTGCAGCAGGGACATACTTAGATGCTGCTGCGTTGATTAGCTTTTCGATGCCGCCAGCTTCTTGAACCTTCGCCAATACTTGCGCATCTTCATCGCTCTTGGCATTCGATTTCAAGGTTTCAATTTCAGCTTTCAGTGAAGCAATCTCATCCTTCAAGGCTTGTGTGTCATCGGCTTTCGCTTCTTCTACTTCTTCCTCGATTACTTCTTCTTCGGCTGACTTGATGTCGGTAATCACACCACCTTCAACAACGATTGTTCTTCCATCTTCGAGAACGTGTTCGCCATCGGGAGATGCTGCATCACCTACTTGCGGTTCGCCTTCCTCACGTTCAACCACTAATTCTGTACCTGTAACAGTAGTGATTGTCATACTTACAACTTCGGGTTGTTCTGCGGTTGCTTCTGCATCCTTAACAACACCCAAAGCTACACCAAGCATACGGAATGCTTCCGCTACACTTGGTTTTTCTTTCTTTTCGCTCATTTCTGTTTTGTTTTTATTGTTACTAACCGAAGCGGATGCAGCAGGCACAACGTATGAAACGAACCCCAACTCGATAGCCTTTTCACTACCGAACCAATCATCCGTAGCCATCTGCGCTTCCAAATCTTCTCTTGATCTACCAGTGCGCTCGGTGTAGATATTAAGCATTCTCTCTTTCTCGCTATTCAACGAGTTAAGCGCACTATTCAATGTGTCAATGGTTGCCTTGCCCAATTCGGGTATGAATGGGTTGTGAATAAGCAACCTCGCGTTTTGGTACATTGCTCTGCGTTCAAGCGGTGCAGCAAGTAGGATAACCGTTGCCATTGATGCACAAGTGCCGACAACCGTACACGCGATTTCCTTGCCCGACACTCTCAACGCATCGTAAATAGCATATCCCTCAATGCAATTACCACCGCACGAATGGATTTCCACATCTATGCGGTTGTCATCGCCTACTGAATCAAGAAAGGCTTGAATGTCATTGTAGGTAATGCAATCTTCGCCACTTAACCAATAAGCCATCTTGCTGTCATCAGAAGCAATGTCCTTGTTGATGTATAACTTCGCCATATTCTCTCTTTTGTTTGCAACAAAATTACTTTATATCCAAGTGATTAACGATTTATGTTTTGATTTCTTGGGTTCACACACTGAACCAATAAAAAAAGGCAGGCTTTCGCCCACCCTTTCTTAAAGTTCTACATCCTTGCCGAATTTCTTAATCAGCCGCTTAATGGTTGATTTGCTGATTTCGTATTCGTCCTCAATATACTGAATCACATACAACTGCTTGTGACCTTCCGCCATCAGCCTTGAATATTCTTGATAAGCTTCAATGTACTTCACATCGCCCACATCAAGGTCATTCTTGGCAAGCAATTCAATCATTGACTTGTTGATTATAAGTAACTCAAACGCCTTCATATCCTACACCCAAATTTTCCAATACCTTAACTCGGTTAGTAACTCTTGTGATTTCTTCAACACTTACAACTGGCGAAAGGTTCGCCACACCCTTTGCAAATGCTCGTGCAAGCATATCTTCGCCCATTGCTTGGCTGCCTGCTTGTTGTCCGTAGATAGGCACACCACCGCCCATCTGATTAAAGGTTGATAACAACGGAGCAAACATACTTGTTGCATTAGCGGTAAGCACCGATTCGCCATTAGATAACATTGCAGGTATGCTATCGCTCGTTCCCGTTCCAGCTCCTACAACATCGCCACCCGTTGCAAACTTGGCACTCTTTACGGTCTTAATTGCTTGGGTAATGTTAGCCATTACAGTTGCAATGGTTGTTGCAATGGCCGCAAGGTTGCCGGGGAATGGTACACTTTGCGCTTGTGCAACACCAGCCGCAATAGCCTTGCCGGTATTGATGGCGATTTCGGCCAGTGCAAGCACTTTACTTGCCATCGCAAAGGCTTTGTTATTCTCGCCTATCTCTTGTGTAAGCTCAATCAATCCGCCCGTAATCTCGGCCATTGCTTCTTCTTTAGCTCGTTCAATTTCCACATATTTATGCGCATATTCATCCGCATGGGATAAGCTTTGCTCACGTTGTTTCTGCATCAGTTCCTCGCCTTTCGCAACACTCTCTTGATGCATCTTCTCTATTACGGCGGTCAGTCCACCAGCTTGCTCGGCTTCTTGTCGAAGTGTTTCTTCAATCAGTGCCGCACGTTTTTCCATTTCTTCCTGACTGATACCCATCCGCTCGGCTTCAATGTCTATTCCATCTTTGCGTAAAGCATTCAGCTTGTTGTTCAATTCAATCTGTCGTGTCAATGATGATTCTTGCATATCGTACAGATTAACCACCTCGGCACTTAAATCTTGAAGGTCGGCAAGTGTTGATTCTGACAAGCCTATTTTGGAAATGATTGCATCTGCATCCGCTCCTTCCTTGCCTAACTCTTCAATAACATCAAGTACTTCTTTCGTCACTTCGGTATATCCAAGCATATTCGCAATTCTGCGTTTCTGCAAATCCATTTGTTTCTTCTCCAAATCTTGCTCCAAACTGAATGCAGCTTGTGCCGCCCTCATTCGCTCTTCGTTAGATCGTGATGCATCTTCTGCGGCAAACTTCAACTTCTCTATTTCGGCTCTTGATTTCGCTCTTTGTGCATTGAGTAGTGTTTCAGCCTTTTCAATGGCAATCATTTCGGCCTTTAACTTGCTTGCAGCTTCATACTCGTTCTTTATTTCTTCGCCAATACCCGTGAAGGCTTTCTTCGCTTCTTCTGCCGCTCCGCTAAAATCGCCCTTAAAGAACTTCACAACCGCATTGCCAAAGGTTGCTAATCGGTCAAGCACCACATCAAAGGTTGCACCGATACCGGCCATAATCTTTTGAAAACCCTCCGAGCCTGCTTGTGTGCGTGTGAAAGCTGCTGCCAACGATGCAAGAGCCGTTACTATCGCCATGATAGGAACCGCAAGCATTGCCGTTCTAACTAACTTCAAGACACCAGTCAATCGTTCTCCACTTGTTACAAGGGAAGCAAAACCCGAGCGCATATCCTTATTCAGAATATTTGCAAAGTTCTTTGCAATGATACCTACTGAATCCATTGTCATGCCGCCTTGTTTCAATGCTGCTACGGATTGCAAGATGCTTTCCTTATAGGCTCCGATATTCATCTTCTGCTGAACATACGCATCAGAGTTTCTTCTGATGTAATCTGTGTTTACTTCTATCTGTCTGTTCAGCTTTTGCCTTAATTCGTATGCGCCTTCTTCTTCATCGGTAATGTTCCTTACCGCTTCCCGAAGTATTCTATTCTGTTCGGTTGCTTCCTTGATTGAGCGCACCTCTTTCCCTACAATTTGGTCGGCGGCCTTGCGCACCTCGTTCAAATCCCTGGCCACTTTCAGTTGCCCATCCATTTGGTTTTGCAACACCTTTTGAGCCGCTTTCAACTCGTTTGTCTTTACCTTTGATTCGGTCATCTTCTCGTTATATTCCTGGCGAGTTATATTTCCTTTTGCAAGTTCATCCTTTAACTCGCTTTCGTTCTTCTTCATGCCATCAATGGCGGTTTGGTATTCAGCTATTGCCTTGATAGCTTCGCCATAATTGACTTTGATATCCAGTACTCTTTCTACATTTTCTGCCATATCTTTACATTTTAACAAGTTTTACTTCGCAAATATCATTCTCTTTTGTTACGATTGTTACAATCGCAAAGTACGCGCCATGCTGACCGAGATAAATAGGAACATTCATCTGCACGTTTTTTAGATCTATGCTCGAAAGGTTTACATACTCTGTTATCACTTTCGTATCGGCAAGCATTTTGCTATACTCCGCATAGTGGTTGAACAATAGCTGCCCCCATTCAAGGCTATTAAACGTAGCATAATAGCGCGTGAAACCGCCTTCTTCCGTTGTGTACATCACAAATATTCTATCTTCGCTTCCTTCGTAGTTCGATTCTTCGCCTACCTTGTACGAATAAGCCATGACAAAATCGTTCAGTGAAGCTGCAAAAGGTAACTCTACAACATCCTTCTCGGCTTCAAGTGTGCGATTGTTCACTTGGATATAGGCATCTCCATTCGTCTTGTAGCGGTACGATGAATCTTCCTTGTATCTGTACCAGTTTCGTTGTGCGGTATCGTTCAATGTATATTCAATATTCCTTGCAAGTTCATCTTCTTGCTCCACCACGATGTCCGTCCAATCTTGTGCAATAGCCTTGTTGTTGTACAACGATTCAAAGGTCACGAAGGTAATGTTACCCGATTTATCTGGATAAGCATACATCCCAGCCATCTGTGCAATCGCCTTCAAGAAATCAACTTGCTTCATGTCGGGCAAGTTCTTAACCAGTGGGAAGTAATCGCCTTTCTTCAATTCGGTAGGTAACAAGGAAAGTTCCATGTTCATGTAACCATCAGCGGTGTAGTTTCCTTGAGGTGCAAATATCCCCACATGAATATACTCGTCAGCGAATAACTGAACACCCGATAAGTGTCCGCCTGCGCTTACACTCAACCCTGTTGATGTTTCCCTTACCAATGCCTTACCGAAATATATATCACGCGCTGGTGATGTGCCGTTGGTTGCTGATATTCTCACATTCAAGTCGCGCAAGTCAATAACATTGTCAATCGTTAGCCATATATTGAAGTAAAGCGACACGTTCTCCATGTCTTGCGCCACTCGGAAGGATGTCCGCAAGCCATCATTTTGCATTGAGCCTAACTCCTCGTCTATACTTCCTTCGGGTTGATAGCTGATATAGTTCAAGTTTACCCAATTCGCGTTGCTAAAATCGCGCCTAAAGTTAAGTTTAGTGCCAGGATTCAAGTTTGCATCGGGTTCTTTGCTTATCAACGGCACAACCAAGCTATTGATAAATGCTTGTCGCTCTGTTGGTATGTTAAACTTCACACCATTGTAGGCTTCCATCCAAGATAATATCTTGCTAACCTTAACGCATGGATGTGCGGTGTAGTTATCATCGCCCATTGGGGGCAATCCCCATCCGTAGTTATCAATCGGGTAGTACTCGTTCTCATGGTTGTAGTAGAACTTCCACACCACCCTTTCGCTCTCTGTCGGCATATCTCGAAGGGATGCGCCCTCGCTTATCATCTTGTTGAAGGCTTTTGTATCGTTCCATACAAGCGCGATTTCTATCCCATCGCCTATCTTCAACAACACCACCGATGCACCTCTGATTATCTCAATGCCATCGCGGAATAATATCCCATTGTGGCTAACGTAGGGAAAGCGCGTGCTTGAACTAACCATTTCAGCATGACCAAACAATGCCATGTTGTTGCTCGTCTTGGGCAGCTTGATTGTGTAGCTATTGTTGCTCACAATCTTGGTAATGTCGGATAACAGATTGCTCTTGTAGTTCAAGGCTATGTTATCATCCGACAAGTCCACCCTTCTTTCGTCTATGTATAATTCATATCTCATAGGCTCTGTGTTATCATTTTTGGCATTAATATTTCAATCTCTATATCTTGCAATGGCTTGCTTGTTTTGGTTATTGTTGCATCCGCAATGCGTATAGGCAACCATTCGTTATCATACCACAACTCAACCAATGGCGAAGAATAGATACTTGTCAGCATATCGAATGTTTCTTGATCTACAAGGCTTGCACCTGCCTTAATGCTTCGCGTCATGCTCTTTCGTTGTTGCACTTGCACATTTCCGAAATCATACCACGTTTCATAGTCTATGTTCATTTCTTGACCTTCTGCCTTTGTTTGGTAAATATCATCGCCAGTCTTGAATAGGTAATACTGCACAAATCCATGTCTATCTACCCATCGCAGATAAACACCATTCGTGCATTCATCTACAACCAAGCGGCTGATGTGTGTACCTTCATCAACACCGCGAAAGGTTTCATCAAAGGTATACTCCCACACACTCGGTTGGATATAGTTATCCATTCTGATTACGCCAAACTCCGAAGGGTTGAACAACTCATTCGGGTTAATGCTTATCAATCCTTCTTGAAGGGTTGCCGATGAATATCCATTCTTATCGTAGCGCGTTCTTACGATTGCACCTTGTGGCACATATAGGTTAAATTTGAACGGAAAGTTCTTAAACCATGTAACCTTTCTCTGTCGGTTGAATTGCTCATAGAAATTCATTGCTCCCCACATAACATAGGTTGTGAAACTATACTCGTTCAGTCCTTCTGTTATCGTGCAAGTTAATTCCTTTGCATTTACATCGTGAATGGTGTTATCAAAGAAACTACGCGCATATACAGATAAATCAAATGCAACCTTGCCGCCTATCGGCTCGCGTTCATCTGTGAATGTTTGCTCTCCATCCGTGATAGAGATAGCAATAGCCCCTGCTGCATCGTCAATCTTAACGCGCATGGGGTTGAATGCAAACGTAACATTGTCGGGTACTAATATCGTTCTTCCCGAAAGTAAAGCTTCTCTCATGTTCGTGAATTTAAGTTAATGTTATCGATTTGTGTAGTATAAATTACCATCAGCTTGTCTTGCACTTCGTTGATGGTTCTCTGTATCTCGTTTGAGTAGATGTCATCCCTTCCACCTCTGCGATATAGGCTTGTGCCTTTCGTCTTGATGTTATGCGCAATAGCACCAGCAAGCGAAAGGTTACCGCGTTCTTGGGGTGTGTACTTGGGTTGCCACCTTTCCGAAGGTTGCCGCACATACGGAATGGGTGCAGCTTGTATTCCCTTGTCCTTCATCCATTGGCGGATAATGCCTACAAAGCCTTGCGGTGTCTTGCCTGGCTTGCGCCCCGTTTCAAGTGTACCGAACGGACTGCGCCCCCACAATATACCTTCATTCTCGCGCACTTCCACCCGAAGGCTTGCCCTCGTTCTTCCGCTTGCCACTTGCCCAGCCGCCACATGGTTTGCAATTATCCGTTGGCGCAATTCCTCAAGCGCAATGCCAAGTATCTTCTTCACATCATCCATTGAAGTAGTCCTTTATTGGTTTGCCAAAGCACATTACTACGCCCTCCTTCTCCTCAAGTCGCAAGGAAAGCACTACACCCGTCATATTCACATCAAGCAAGTTGTACTCAATGCCGAATGACACATCACCGCTTACCGTCTCAAATAGGCCGCTCTCATTCAAGGTCATCAAGAATTCAAGTGCAAGCTTCTTACATCGTTCAATGACTTCGTTGTTCTTCACGCCGTCAAAGTCGAACTCTGTCTTATCAAGGAAGCCAATCAAGCATTCCTCGCTTTCGGTTATCCTACGACCATTCAAATGGAATGCCCCAGCCACCGGCAACACATTAACCATTATCGGTGTAGGTGTTTGGTCGGCTCTCAAGTTAATCAATCCCCACCCATCATAGAGGTAGTTCACATTGCCCATTCTCTCGGCAATGATTCTAATCTTCTGTTCAATCGTGTTCATTGTTTCTTTGCATAAATGGTTCGTAATCTCTTTTCATATCTCGCTTTCTGTGCATCCATATCCAGGCATTTGTACACCCTTATCCACTTCACTTTCTCCACCTCTTCATGGTCGGTTATCCCCATGCGTAAGGCATAGTAGTCAAGCACACCGAACATCCCGAACTTCAAACTCTCCACACCGGCTTGCTTCTCCTCGGGTGTTGGTGGAATGGAAGTGCTATCGAATAGCTTGCCGATGCGTTCAAGTTCCTTGCTTACCCACATAACAAAGCCGATAACGGCATTTGCTTGCGATTTAAGCGCGTTTCTTTCGTCAAGCGATAAAAGTATCGTGCAACACTTCAAAACAAAGTCCTGCTCGTTCTGTGCGCTTTGTAGTTCCATCAATTCACCTATCGTTATATCGTTAAGCGAATCGGGTGTTTTCACTCCGCCTACTGAATAGGGTTTCGGTAGGTTCTTAATCTGGTCTTGAACCTCGTCTGTGTTCGCCACCAATTTATCAAGTATGAAAAATTCCTTCAGTGTCATATCGTACTGATTCTTGCCCTTGGGCGTTTTATCGTTGGTTTTTCCGAAAGCATATTCAACGCGACATAGCGCGCTGCATCAAGAAGGTGGTTGAACTTATCCACTGGTTCGTTCATCGTTTCGCCAGTGATTTTGTTGTCCTTCCACTTGTAGTTTCGTAGTTCGTAGATAAGGTTAAGGCTCCGCTTTGTTACCATCAACTCATACCTACGAAGAATATCAATACCAACACGCACAGAATCTGCGCCCTTTTGTGCAGGCTCTATCCTACGAATGCCGTAGTTGTATATCTCGGTGATTGATTTCATTTCCGCGCTATCCGCTACGGTTGTTCCATCCTTGCCCCTTAATAACTCGGCTATCTTATCATTCGTCATGCCGCGTTGGTAGCATAGCTCATCAAGCCACAACTTACCATCGTACTTGTACACATCCACAATCGCGGTAGGGTCATTCGTGAAACCGAAGTCAAGACCTCGCGCTATCAGTGTAGCACCTTCGGGGATTGCGTTCACTTGTTGCCAACGGTCATAGATAACCCCTTGTGGGCGACCTACCTCGCCCAAACCGTACACCTTCCACCAATTCTCATCGCTCTTGTTGCTTTCAATCTCGGCTACTTGCACTTCGGTTAAGTATGGGTTATCCTTGTAGGTAGAATGTATCTCTTTCGTTGTGTCCTTCGTGTTCAATCCCTTCTGCTCATACCAAAACTCACTATCGGGATTCCAATCAAGGAAGATGCACTCAGTAGTACGCACCGCAAGCTGGCGGTACACTTCCCAACTGATACGATTGCACTCGTTGATGAATAACACATCCCTACGCGAACCTTTGACCTTGCCCCAATCGTCAGCACTGAAAAACCTTATCTGCGTGCCGCTCTTGAATAGGTAGGTGTGGTCGCTTCTGTTCTTGATGTAGTGAACATCTTCAATCATCTGTTCGTTGGTTAGGATGTCCTCTATATCGTTTATTGCACCACGTTTCAAGTGCGGAAGGCTTTCCGACACAATATCAATCGTGCGCTTCTGCTTGGCTTGCATTGCCACACAAACAAAAAGCGACACAAGAGAGTAGGTTTTCCCACTTCTTGTGCCACCACGATTAGCTATTAGTCGCTTCCTTTCGCGCCAGGCATTAAGATTGTCCTTATATACCTTCGTTGGATTCATTACAGATTCTCTATTGACTTGATTAGTTCTTTCTCTTCTTCATCCTTCACGATAATAGTCAATCCGCTTGCCACCTCGCCCGAATGCTCGTTGTTAATCTTGTTCTTCCATCTGTCGGGTGCTACGTTAGTCAGTAGGAAGATAGCCGCACCAGTGTCGGGTTGGAAATGCTTTGTTGTGGTGGTTTGTCGCTTAATCTTTTTCTGCCCATCAACGTTCACATACTCCGTTTTCTTTTCTTCCATATCGTAACCGCGTGCCTTCCTTACAAGGCTATCAACAAGGCTAACTTCCAGTGTATCTTTGTAATCGGCTTGCGCTCTTTTAATTGCTTCCGCATACTCCGCATTATTCATCCATCTGTAATGCGTCATATCATCTATTCCCATAGCTTCGCAAAACTCCTTGAAGGTTGCTCCGCCATACTCCATCAATCCATTCTGCCGAACCCACTCGGCACATTCACGTATTTTGTTCGGTGAATACTTCATATCTGTTCGGTGTATTTAGTTATACATTCTTTAATCACTTTTTTATTTTCCATTAACAGAAAATTTATTTTCCCTTAAGGGTAAATTAAATTAGTCCTTCCTCTGCTTCTATTTGCGCCTTTATATCTTCCTCGCGCAAATCAATAGTTGGAAATTCATCTTTAATCTTTTTCGCCCCCCCATCTTTGTAAAATATAATTACGTTTTGATGATGTTTTCCTACCTTGCGACCAACATTCATGTATCTGCCTAATCTATTAGCAAGTGTAGATGTATTATTTACTAATACTACTTCGTTGTAATATTTAAGCCCTGCATCTATACCAGCCTTTATCGTGTCGCCGACAAAATTATAATAATATCCTTTCTTGTCGCGCACCTCTCCAACTACAAACACCGCAAAACGATTTTCTTTTAGCATATCAGCCGTTTTCTTTATAATCTTGCGGTATGCTTCAAGAAAGTCTTTATAATCCATTGTAGATAGATCCTTCGGGTTGTCGCTATATACCTCCAAATCTGCATAAGGCGGACAAGTCATTATCATGTCAGCTTTTACTCCTTCAAGGTGCTTATCTATGTCGCAGCTATCGCCACACACCCAGTTTGGGAAAGGCTCTCCTTCTGTCAACACCTCTTTGCCGTTTTCAATATTAGCAGCTATCTGTTCTTGACGCAAATCACATCCATTGTAATGCATTCCGAGCTTTGCCGCTACTATGCCGCGAACACTTCCACCAGCAAAAGGATCTATAACTACTCCACCATTAACATTAAACCAACGATACATCATCTCACAAAGTACTGGGTCGAAAATAGATGTTCCTTTGTGCAATTTCAGACCTTTATCTTCGCAATATTTTATTGTTTCATCCCATGTAGGTTCTCTTTTAAGTTTCTCTCTTAAATAATTCTTTACTTCATATACTGCTGTATTTTGTACAGATTTTGCAAATACCATATTTTCATCCCGTCCTACCTCTGACTTTATACCCAAGTCTAACCATACTTTCTTTCTGCTTTGCCATTCGCCCTTTCGTGTGTCTAACACAGAAAAAGGAATAATACCAAATTTTTCTGCAAGGCTTCCTTTTGCACCTATGCTTGGTATATCTTCGTTTTCTTCTTCCCACTCTACATCAACACCCCAATCTTCAAGCTGCTCCTTGTCCCACTCTTGTAGCAATTCCATATCCCATTCGCCATTGTTCACGTTGGCGCGGATAATGATTTCGCGTTCCTTTTCTTCGGTCAATCCCGATAGCAAGGCGGTTGGAATTTCTTCCCACCCTAATTGACGTGCAGCTTCAAGCCGTTGGTTGCCATCAATAACAACAAGTTTGCCCGTTCTGTCTGAAAGGACTATTGGATGCGCTTCAAAGTAATCGGGCAACCCTTCTATGGATTGCTTCAATCGCGCCATATCTTCCTTATCTATCTTTCGCGGATTGCCTTCCAACTTGGCAATGTCCGCCACCTTTCGGTATTGCATTGTTACCATACTCTTAAATTTTGCTATAAAGTTACTTTATTCTTTGATTATCAACAAATTAAAAATGAATTATTTTTCAGTTTTTAATGTTTTTTATTCTTCTCTCTGCTTCCCCAACAATATGCCGTACTTCTTGGCATAATAATTAGCCACTTGTGGGGAAACACCCAGCTTTCTACCAGCCTTTGCATAGGTCAATCCTTCGCGTTTGCATTGTTCGATGTCGGCTATCGTGACAGGCGCATTCAATGTGTCCCTGCGTGCTACAACAACCTTCGGGGTAAAGTGTTTATTGATATATTCCTGGCGGTATTCCTCGTTGTGCTTATGCTTCGGCACATAAATCGTTGTATAGTGATTTATTCGTAAAGGGTACATTTGATTCGTTGTTTCCATTTCGCAAAAATTATTGCTTTATTAAAATCGTTTTCACACTCACTTGTAAACCACCCCTTGCGGCGAAGGTGTGGAAGCCAATCTTCATCGTTCAGTGTCTGTTCGTCCACGATGTATGGCTCGGCTTTCGGATTGCCCAAGTAGCCTTCTTTCGATACGATTATCACATCGTTGTTGCTCATTACTACCCACCAGCCGAAGTTCTCTACTACAATAGGCGAATGTCTATTGCCTATGCCGTAGATTTCTTCGATATTCTTTAGGTGGTGTAGTGGTGTTGGGTTGTTACTCATAGTCATTCTTCTGTTTCGTTAGTTATTCTTGGTTGCCAACCTTGAGGAATCTTCGCCCACTCGCGAAATCCCCTTTCGTAAGCTTCAATATCTGCAAACATATCATTCGTTGATTCTTTCGTTGTTATTAGCGATGCAAACAACTTGAAGTAATTATCCGAAGCCTTAACATATGCAGAATGCGCTCTCTTGATATCGCCCAAGTGCAAACCATATTCTCGCATTAGATCTTCTGCTTCGCCATGCAAATTACTCGCCACGCATTGTAACATATGTGCCGCTGATAGCAATTCGTTCAGCCTACCCATAACACCCGACTTAATTAATCTTTCAATTATTTCTTTCTTTGGTTTCATATCTATTCCTCCTTCAATCTATAAACTAAACCATTTTCAAGCACATACATATCGTACAACTTAGTCCATTCTACTATTCTTAATGTATCACCATTAACAACAACAGAACTTCCGATATTTTTCTTGTGTTGATGTGCGTTAAACATAGCATAACCAAGAAATATCACAAAAGCAAAAACAATTAAAACTGAATATAATTCTCTATAAACTACCATATCTATTTATTCTTTTTCGTTTATATATTCAACTTTAACTTTCCACCTGCCTTTGTCATCGCATAGGCAATCAAAAATCTCTTGTATAGTTTCTTGCAACTCTTCCGCGTCCTTGTATTCATCACCATAAGGAATGGTAACATCTACGAGGAATCTTCTATGTTTAATCTTCTCTTCGCTATCTTCGCTGTCAAGAATGAAATTGTCTTTTGTTAATTCGTCTGCGTATGCTACCCACAGATTTTTTGAATCAAGACGATATATTACTTGTTCTTTTTCTTCGTTCCAAGTCATTTTTTTGATGCCGCTATACACGTTGTATATCTTATACAAGACCTTATCCCCGACCTTGTATGGAAACTTTTCGAGGAACTCTTCGAGGGTATAAATAGTATATCTATCGCTTGGATAATCCCAATATACATATCCTTCTTCATTGATTATATAGACCCAATTTGTGTAAGTTCCATTATATATATCTTCTTCTTTCGCACCTAACATTTTAAGGATTTCTATTACCTCTTTTCCTCTCGTTAAGTGCCCTCTAATTGCCAACTGTGCCATATCTATTTCTCCTTTCTTACTATATTCATTATTTCCTTTACCTTGTCTTTCAAATCTGCATCAATATGGTTTGCAATTTTGAATAAATTGAATGACTGACATCTGTTGCAAGGATGCCTACCATCGCCATCACGAAAGGTTGTTAGGTGTTGGCAATAGTCGCAATCCCATTCACAGACGAGCCATTCTTTAAGTAGGTTGTATAGTTTTTCTTTCATTTCTCTTACTATAAATGGTCTATATCTACTTCTTTCCATGTAACCCCATCAAAGGTTACTTTCTTATTGATATTGTCAATGACACATAAGAGCTTATCGCACCAATAGTTTTCTGCATCATATCTATCGGAATAAAACACTTCTTGGTCTTTACATATAATTGTGTATTTCATATTCATTTCTCCTTTCTTTTTGTTTTATATCTCCTTGAATACTTTTTATATTTATCTCTTATAAAATCTATGTTATTCTTAAAGTATATTTTCATCGCTCTATCCCGTACCTCATCTTCGGTATCTCCAAATGTGAATAGCCCTCTATAAGCATCGTTGTTATATCCATATCTCATACCTGTTATATATTCTTCGCCTAATCTTGTTGTTGTTGTAGTCACAGAATATATCGTTATTTGGTTGCGACCTATTGCCCTTAACTTTTTTAGTAATTTGGTTTTCATATTACTTTCCTTTCTTCTTAACTTCTTCCTTAAACTCTGCCATCGGGTAATCTTTCTTAATTTCCCTTTCGGCTTCTTCTCTCGTTTCTGCTTCTATGCAGATGGTTCGGGCATACTTGTTGTTGCCACAAGTGAATCTATATTTCATTGCGCTATCCAATTATAAGTGTTGGGGATTGATGCTAACCAATTAAGGAACTGGATAACACTGAAAAATACTATCGTTGTGCCTACTACACTTGCTGCGTAGATTAGAGCATCTTTTAATCTAATCTTTTCCATATTCAATAAATTCTCCATTAATTAACTTATACCAAGTATCTTCTTTAATGCGCTCACCATCCACATACTCGGTCTTAACGCATATAGGAATATTCCTTTGTTTTTCATCGCTATACACCCATTCGGAAAGAGTTATCCAACTACCTTTCTTCGCCTTTGCAATCGAGTTACATCCAGCGCAACATATAACACTATCGTTTCCAGTGCTATCAATTTGAGCATAATTACCGCTACTTCCGATTTGAGCATAATAACCGCTACTTCCGATTTTAGCATAATTACCGCTACTTCCGATTTGAGCATAATAACCGCTACTTCCGATTTGAGCAGAATCACCGCTACTTCCGATTTTATCATAATTACCGCTACTTCCGATTTGAGCATAATTACCGCTACTTCCGATTTTATCATAATTACCGCTACTTCCGATTTGAGCATAATAACCGCTACTTCCGATTTTAGCATAATTACCGCTACTTCCGATTTTAGCATAATTACCGCTACTTCCGATTTGAGCATAATTACCGCTACTTCCGATTTGAGCAGAATCACCGCTACTTCCGATTTTAGCAGAATTACCGCTACTTCCGATTTGAGCAGAATCACCGCTACTTCCGATTTGAGCAGAATCACCGCTACTTCCGATTTTAGCATAATTACCGCTACTTCCGATTTGAGCATAATTACCGCTACTTCCGATTTGAGCAGAATCACCGCTACTTCCGATTTTAGCATAATTACCGCTACTTCCGATTTTAGCATAATTACCGCTACTTCCGATTTTAGCATAATTACCGCTACTTCCGATTTGAGCAGAATCACCGCTACTTCCGATTTGAGCAGAATCACCGCTACTTCCGATTTTAGCAGAATCACCGCTACTTCCGATTTGAGCAGAATCACCGCTATTGTTTTCAGCCATATCACAAGGATTTGTTACGGTCTTTAGCCATTCAATTCCTGCCTTGAACAACCCTACAAAACCGATTTCTGCCTTAATCTTTATCTTGGTTGATGATTGCTTTCTATCTTCCTTATCAATCTCTCCCGACTGCTCTACGATGCAATACTTTCCGTTAATGTCATTGTAATAATCAAGCACATCGAAAGGATTCTCGCACGCATGGAATCCGCTTTCGCATGCTTTTGCTTTATCAGTTTCGTACTCATTGCCGACTTCGTATTGAAAACCTCGGCACTTCATGTCTTTGTCAAAGCCTTTATAGGCGATTAATGTCTTCTTTTCCATATTCTCTATATTTAAGATTTATTATTTTTACAATCGGGTCGCTATCATCCGCCTTGCATACGGAATCAAGCAGCTTCTCTTTGACCTTCCAAATCGGTTCGTAAAAGAAGGTGTTGTATTCCTTCACTATGATTCTTCCGCCATAGGTATAGTATGTGGCTTGGGTTACGTGTATCATAATTCGCCAAAAATTGACTTTTGTATTCGGCTTAAGACTTTTCGGTTAGCTTCTCGGTAGAAATCCTTTTTAATTTCAAATCCGTATCCCCTTCTTCCCATTTGTGCAGCCGCTAACAACGTACTTCCGCTACCTGCGCATGGGTCTATAACTACATCGCCCTTATCAGTGAATATCTCTATCAATCGTTCAAGCAATGGAACAGGTTTCTGTGTAGGGTGTATCTTAGGAGTTGATGTATCTCTTACCCAATCAAAGCAATTAAATATCATTCTTCCGTTATTGTTAAACTTTGGTAGCTTATCACGATATAGAATCAAACCGTATTCGCAATTACCAACAACCTTCATATTAGCCTTCAACACTTGTGCGCTGAAATCCTTTCTGAACACCAAAGGAATGTAGTTCATCAATCCGTATTTTCGCCCAAGTTCTATATACTTGAATTGTTGTTCATACTCGCAAAAGAGAATCATACAAGGTGCTTTCCCCTTTTCCTTTGGTTCTTTCATAAGCATTTGCGAACAAAAGTGCATAAACTCGGCAGGTCGGAAGTCCTTATCCGTGTCAAAAAACTCTTTACCTGCTAATTCGCTTTCGCCATTCTTGTTATCTCCATCCTTGTACCATGCAGGGTTACTTGCGTATGCGTTTTTCCCTAAATTATAAGGTGGGTCAGCAATAATTAGTTGTGCTTTTGGTATTGAATACCGCTTGAAGTTTTGAAAATGGTCATTGAATAACTCTATCTGTTTAAGTGCCATATTTATTTCCTTTCATATAATTTACAAAACCTTCCATATCGGTTACAGGCGCACACCCTCATGTGTTTTTCCTGGCAATAGCAGCTATTACCGACATGATCTGTTGCGTTTTTGCAATCGCGGCAATGTACGGTTTCAAATTCTTTTTTCATTTTCTGAATGATTTACCTGTGAATATAACGTGCTTCGTGATTGCCTTAAGGCGGTCAAAGGTGCGCTCGCCATATTTCTGCTTAACCTCTGCCCCCGATAGGTTGCTTGTAAGAATAAGCAGATTGCCTTTCTTCTCGGCATTATCCACGATTTCGGGCAATGCCATGCGCTTTTCGCCATAGCGAACAACCATGCCTTCGGTCCCTATATCGTCAATATATACCAGCTTCTTGGTTAGCACTTCGTCAAGCTTATCGTTCATCTCTTGTGCATTTTCATAGCAGAACATCACCCTATTGCACACCGCGTAGATAATTGGCGGAATACATCGGTAACAAAGCATTGTCTTGCCTAACCCCTTGTCGCCATAGCAGAACAACCCTCTGCCATCGTTGTTCGCCAACCAATCGGCTACTTCGTCATATATGGGTAACCATGTAGCCTTTTCGCCCATATAGGTGTGAAGGCATTGTTCAAGTAGTTGCTTGGCATTAGGTATTTGCCACCGCACTTTGTTTGGAACTGGCATATATCCCAAGCCTTGCATATCTGCAAGTGTTTTTTTTAGATTGAATGTTGTTACTTCCATAATTCTTCGTCATTATCGTACTTGTTTTTTTCGTCACGCAATATCATGCCTACTTCTGCCTTCGTCTCTCCGTAATTAGTGTTATGCCATTTGGCTACGGCTGCTTGCCATTTCTTCATTTTGTTTCTTCCAACCATCCAGCCGTTGCTTTCGTAATAGCTGAAGAAAGATTCAGCATTTACACTATAACCCTTTTCAGCTATGAATTGTTTAACTTCCTCAATAGTGGGTGGGGAAAAACGCACGTTTTTCTTTTTATTATCTTTTTCTTTTATAACATTATCATTAACATATACATTTACATTAGGTTCGGGTTTGGTTAGATTAGGTTCTTCTTTGGTTTCGTTTTGGTTTTCGTTTGGTTTCGTTTTGGTTTCAGTTTGGTTTTCGTTTGGTTTCCTTCCGCCCTTCTTACCATTCTCATACTTCACACGATTTGCGTCAATCTGTGGCTTTACCATCGCCATTAAAGCTTTCGCAATCGGCTTTAGGTCAGCAGGCATTTCTCCAGTAATTCCATACTCAACTATGGCTACCAATACTTCGCCCTGCATCTCTCTCGGCAGATTCTTGATTGCTTCTAACCACGATGCGTAAAATACGAATGATTCTCTATTCATAACTTAATCCCTTTCTGTTTCTCTAATTCTTCGCACTTCAACTTGTAGTGCTTGATAAGTTCCTTCAATTCCCAATCAGTCCATTGCTTCGTTTGAACGGCTTTCAATGCCAGGATATCGAAGCGAAGCTGCCCGATTTTGTTTTTCAACCTATCCGAGTAGGCGACCATGTTACCGTATAGCATCCGATTACAATGTCGGCACTGCGCATGGCAGTTTTCTTCATCGTATCGGGTGTTCATGTGTCGCCTTGAATGATAGTGACCGCAATCGGCTTGTTCTAACGGCTTTATTTTTCCGCAGCTTATGCACATAAACGTGCCATCGGAAAACGCGTCACGCAGCCTTATATATCTAGAAAACACCCTATCAAGCTGGGAAACATAATCTACCTTCTTCGTTACCTTTACCCCTGCCTTCTCGAATAGGGGTAATGGCTTTGCTTTTTTCTTCTTCTTAACGTACCACATATTTTTCATTTGTACCACTGAACGTACCACTCAGCGTACCACTTTACATGAATTCTTGATTCTGTTCTATTACTTGTTGTGCGTAGATCAAGGCTTCGCCTTCGTTGGGGGAAGGTAGGTAAATGCCGCCTACACTTGCCGACCAATTTCTGAACCTTTCTATCGCCATTGTCATTTGTGCCGTATCAAGTTCAGCAGAACTGCGCCAGTCCTGGATAACTTCGCCATTCTTGGTTGTCCGTTCTTCGATAAACAAATCGCGATTGCACTCCTTCTTGAAGTACTCGTTCTTTGCATATTCAATCGAACATCCATATTGGCAAGCGAAATACCCGAGAAGAACGTGCAGATATGAATTCTGCGCCAACGAGCGGTTTGGATGTTTTTTCTTCACATCCACCACCGCTTTCTGTTGTCGCAATTTCACTATGTATTCATCGAACTTCTGCACATCATACGGATTGTTCAAGTTGAATACCATCAGAATGGAAGGTCGCCCTTTGGTGCTGGTTCAACTTGTTGTTCAGCTTTCGACTTACCGATAGGCTCCACCTTGTAGGCTCTTGCCCTTGTCATGTACTTTGTTTCGCCTTGTTGATTGGTGTATCGGTTTCCTGCTAATTCAAACGAGATTTCCACTGCATCGCCAGCTTTGAACTTTTGAATTTGCTCAATTTTGTTTTGCGAGAATTCAAGCACTACAAAATTATCATACCCCTTTTCGCCTGTTATCGCATCATAACGCGATGCATCAAGCACACACTCTAACTTCTCAAAGGTTGAGCCACCTTTTGTTTGGATTCTTTCTACTTGACCGATTTCTACGATTCTTCCTCTTACTGAATTTGCCATATTACTTATTGATTTTGAATGTTACACTACCGCATACGGTAGTTTCTTTTAGATAGTTATTATAAAGTTCTTCGTTGTCATTCTTGAAGGCTGCCTTATCGAAATCAACCTTAGTGTAGTCTTTCTTTCGTGTGAATGTCCCTACATCGCCCTTCCAGGTAAACTCGCCCTTATTGCACATCATTTCGTAAACCTTGCCGATGATTTCCTTCTTCTTATCGGTGTATAGCTTAAGCTGATTCTCTACAAGCGCAAGTTCCTTCTCAAGCAATTTCATATCTTCGGGAACTACGTTCACATAGTTGTTCTTGAATTGCTCCCCTTCTATCTCGGCTTTGAGTAGCTCCTTCACTACATCAACTGGGATGCGTGCAAGTTCCTTGATTGTGCTTTTGCCGCTTTTCAACCAAATAACGATTAGTTTTTCAACCTTTGCATCGGGATTCATCAACTCGAAGAAATAGGCATAAATTGAAAGCTGCCATCGTACATATTCCTCGTTCAGCGCGTAGGTGGTCTTGATATCCCCAAGAATGAAGGTATCATCCCTTGTTATGAATACCTTGTCAATGGGCGATGCAAAGTGTTCGTTGTCGCTAACAACATACTCGCTTTCTATTGGTACAAGTCCGAAGCATTTCTTCAGTTCAATGTAATCAAGCACCAGTTCTTCGGTTGTTTCTTCGGTGTTGAACTCATCAACAAACTCGCACAATGAATGTATTCTGTGACCTCTGTCTTGCGCTTTCTGCAAGACATCTTCGGGTACATCCTTGTATTCATCGGGGAAGAGTTGTCGCTTAATCATCCCTGTAATACCCTTCAATTCCTTTTCGCCAAGAAAATACTTGTGCGATACACTTTCGTATCTTACGGCAGACCTATTTAGTGTTTTCATCCTTGTATCTTCTTTTTACGTTCGGTTAGTTTATTCGTGAATTCTGTTTGCTCGTTAGGCGACATCAAATTGAAATAAGCATTGCGAATAGCAAGTAATTGTTCTATGGACGATGCCGTTTCAACCTCTTGCAATGCCATCAGCAAAGTGTCGCTCTTTTCGTTAGCTTTCGGCTTCTCTGCCTTCTTCTTCTGCGCTTGGTATTCTTCCGTATCGGTGTCCTTCGTGTCATCAATACAGAACAAACCATTTAGCGCATACTTGCGTGCATAGCTTGATGTTGCTCCAGTTACTTGCGATACATCCATGCCATTCTTCCCGACTTCCGCTTCTCTTGCGAATGCCGAAGTAGTGATGTATTCGCCTTTCTCGTTGCTGATTGTAGCCGTAGCCTTCACGTAGATTCTATCGCCTACCATTACAATGTCATCACTAACCGTTAGGATGCAGCCATACTCCTTTAATAGTGGTTTTACACTTTCAAGAATGCTTTCTGCACTACGATACTTGTACTTCCCGAAGCTATTGTAATTATCCTTCGGTGCTTTCAATTTGCTTTGAATTTCTACTAATTCTTTCATATCTCTTTAATTTATAAATGGGTTCTTCGCATATCGCAATACATCGGCGGCATTGCAATACCACTTGCCGTTTTGCTTGTTAATTCGCTTTTCGGCTCTAATTTTACCTTGTTCCATCAGAACTATCAGTCGCTTCAAGCCGCTAACAATGGAAGCCGATTCGCGCTGACCGAATGTTCTTCCATCCATTGCCAATAAAATGGCATCAAGTGCTTCCTTTTCCTTTCCTGGTATCATTCCTTCGCTCTCCTTCCTCTTACCATTGTTGTGCGTGTCACTCTCGGTGTCCTTGTTTGGCGCATATCCATATCTACGCAAGTAATCTGCATGAATAGGAACAACACCGAGAAGAACAACGATAAACCTTTCTTGTGTATCTCTTTAATATCGAACTTTACGTTTAGCTTGCGGCAGATCATGTAGTAGAACAATTCCACTTCCTTGTTAATGCCTAGCTTCTGATATATCCGATACTTGTGTGCGCGTACCGTACAAGGCGAGAGAAACAGATTATCGCCCACCTCGTTGTCTGTAAGACCTTTGCAGAATTCATTGGCTACGCGCAATTCTTGTGGCGATAAATCTCTTATCATGCTGTCCTTGTTACTATGATTGTTTTTTCTTCTCTGTTCAATCTCATTGAATATTGCACGTTCTCGTCCAACCTCTCAACCTCTAATCGGTGTAGGGTTGCATTAACTACGCAATAGCTGCGTGCTGGGCATTTCACTTGCTCGTTCACTTTCATTTCGCGAAACTGAACCGCCCAATTTTCTGTTACTTCTTTCATACTTCGTAATACGTTAAGTTTACACCTTCACATTGATATTCCGCTTTCTTCTTCATGCGGAAATCGTTCACGTTGTCCACCTCTATCGGAGCATTCAGCTTCACGATGTCGCGCGAACCATCCTTGTAGATTACTTGAAATTGTATTATCAAGTAGTACTTCTTTTCTTGTTGTTGTTTCTTCTTAAATGGGTTCATATCTTGTTGTTTTTAAGTTCCTTGAAAACCACCCTACTTTCACAAGCGAGGTGGGAAAATAATACATCCAAAATGTAATGCTCTTAAACATCTAACATTAATTCTACACCCCAATTCGCTAATTGGTTGTCCCCTGTGGTGGAATCGAACCACCGTTGTTTCCCAGGTATTACACTTCGCGCTACCATTCGCGTATAGCAGGGGAAAAGAAGCTGATTATTCACTCCCGATATTCCGAACGTGTATGCTTTCGCACTGACTTACTTTATTCTCGGTACTTATCAGATTACTGCCCCTTGCCAAGTAGGGGAATCAGCTTCGTTCACGCAAATTCAGTCCAGATTTAATTTCGGATATTGGCTATTGCCACCCACCGAACTTGGGTTGCGTTGGCAACTCCTACGAGCCTATTTCTTTTCTTTCAGCTTATCAAGAATCTCATCAATCGCATGATTGAAGTCATCAACAATCTCGTCAATCTCTTGCATAACAGACCGCCTTTGTTCTTCCTTGCGAATCTGCTCAAAAAACATCTTCATTTCTTCCATATCGCTTATATTTTAATGATTAATAAATGTCTGTTGAAAACCGCCCTACTCATCGCGAGCAAGGCGGAAACAAATTCAAATTATGAAAATTAAATTACAAATATCAGACGCGTTACATCTGATTGTGGGGTAGGTGGAATCGAACCACCAAGATCCATCAGCAAATAGGTGTAATCAGAAATAACTTTGAATGGAAAAGAGTAAATTAAATCTGTGCTGACCTCTTACCCCTTGAAAGCCGCCCTATCTTCACAGACAAGGCGGAAACAAAACCTAATAACAAATACTATGATGAAAATCGTTTTTTACTAATTAAAACCGCTCTATTCTCTCGAACCAAGCGGCGAATATTAACCTTTCTAATTTGTAATAATGAATAGTATGAGTTCTCTGTTCGTGTCCCGACAACCTTTTACGGTTACTTGCAGGAATCGTGACCTGTCGGGACTATATCGTAGTAGGCTTGCCTTCCAGTCGGCAATTATACTTTCGTGCCTTATGAGAGAGATTCAAAATGTCAAAAAACTAATCAAGTCGCGCCTTGCCGATTCTCGCTATCGGGTGCTTGTCTTTAGCAATCACAAGGCTTTGAAACTAAAACCACTTATTATATAGCACTCGCAAAAGAGCCGTATCTGTTCGGTGGTTCCACCGAGTACGTTCCGTGCATCCACCGAACGCACTCCGCGCAATCACTTGTAATGCTCAACGTAGTATTCCGCAATCTTAATTTCGTTGTGGGTGTTCAGCTTCTTGCTGATTTCGTTGTAGGTCTTACGTTCCATTGTGTAGCACACCTCACTCGCCCAATCGTACTTACCAGCTATGCCAATGGTAAGAACTATCGCCATGCCTAATAATATTGCCTTAAAAGTTTTCATATCGTTGTTTCTTTATGCACCCCCGAAGGGGTGCTTGGTTATTAATTCAATCCTAATCTCTTATTTCTCATTTCGTTCAACTTATTGCATAAGTTATATGCAGCTTCTTCCATTGATTCGATTGATTCCATACTATTGTCATATCCATTAATAATACAGAAAAAACCGCCTCTTATTTTCTTCACATAAAATTCGTTCTTTGAGTGTTTTTTAATTGTTGCTTCCATAATTAGTATTTTTTTATTAGCTTGCTTTTTTGCTTTTTCTCGTTATTTATTGTTTCTTTGTTGCATCATTTGTTTGTTTGTTGCAAATATACATCAATAACCAACATCAACCAACAAATGTTGGAGATTTATTCTCTGAATTATGATTTATTAACACTTTATCCACCAATTTACATCATTTTCCAATGAAATATGTACACTGGCTATCGCAATTATTAGAGCATTTGGCTGAAAGTCCAACAAGCTTTGCACGTTCAATAGGTCTTAAAAGAGAAACAAGAATTCTGAACGTATTAAACGGCAGAAACAACATCAGTACCGACCTTTGCAAGATTATTAAGAACGCATATCCCGAAGTGAAAACATCGTGGTTGATGACTGGCGAAGGGGATATGTTTGAAGATATAGGGAACAAAGAGGAATTGAAGGAACTTGGCATATACACTACATATCTACTACCACAATCAGCTTTAGGTGGGAGCCTTGATGGATTTTCTGCAAATGGTACAACATTGCAAAATTGTGAAGCAGTTATTTCGCCAATAGAAAATGTAGATTTCGCTATAACCGTATATGGCGAATCAATGACACCCGAATATCCTAATGGAAGCCGAATTCTAATAAAGAGGATAAACCACCACTCATTTATTGAATGGGGGAAAACATACGTTCTTGACACTTGCAATGGTGTAGTAATTAAGAACGTGCGCAAGAGCATTCACGATGATAGGATAACTTGCCACTCTATCAACCCCGATTATGACGATTTCGACATATTCTACGATGATATATATTCAATGTATAAAGTATTAATGTGCCTATCTGCAAAGTAATTACTAACCCTTAAATATATATACAATGAAAAGAATAGCTTTATTTTTATTCGCAATGGTAGCCATGTGCGCCAATGCGCAAGAAATCAACCTTGATAAATCAGATGAAAACACAAGGTTGATAATGTGTGCTTCTGAAAGTATGCGAAGCTTCTCTGACAAAGTAATATTTGAATGTGCATTAAGCCGTACTGAAATCAATAAACGTGTAGAATGGCAATTATCACTAACGATTAAACAATTATATCCTATAACAATAAATAAAGGTTCACGATTACTTATAAAGATGAGTGACGATTCGATTATAGAATTAAAAACTATAAATGAGCAATCAGATGAAATAGGGAATAGTAAGATTGTAGGCTCAAGTGTTATTTCTCAATACACCATATTCCCGATATATTCTATTACCGAAGAACAAATCGCTAAAATTTCACAAGGTGTCAAAAAGATAAGAGTTGAAACTTCACTTGAAGCGATTGATAAGGAATTCAAAAATGATAAAATGGGAAAGATAATCGAAGGACAATATAAAGTCATAAGCGAAAGAGCAAAAACAAGTAATAACTTTAGCGAAGGATTCTAACTATGAATAAAGACATCGAACTTTGCACCAAAAACAAAAAAAGGGACAACTATTGTCAGCTTGCGCCAACAATCAAGGGTTGGGGATGTAGATTCTTGGGAACACCAGCAACACCACTACCAACAACCGAAGAAGAAAAAGCCGAGCTTTTCAGCAAGGTGTACCGCGAAGCCAAAACGAAAGGAGTAACAGAATGCCCCTACTTCAACTCGCTCTACATCGAACACACAATAGAAAATCTTTAACAGAAAATGCCCGAAAATAGGGGTTTCTCTTACCAAAACGAACCTTTTTATTTTACCCTTGCATAAGCAAACGAATGTCTTTCAGATAATTACGCAATTATATCGTACCATACTGGCAGTGTCGAGGTAATCGGTTCGAGTCCGATACGCTCCACATCCAAAAAAAAGGTTCTGCATACATCTGAAGGCAATTCTACCCTCTTTTTCGCTTTTGGGAAAAATCGGGAAACTCCCGAACAATTCCACTTTTGGCATTGTTACCTTTACCATAACGAATCTTTCAGAATTATGACAACTTTAAGAATTGCCATCGTTCCAGCCAAAATCAACAAGGCTGGGAAACACAAAATCAGAATTGCAGTAGGACATCGCCAACAAACGCGATACATCGTAACTCGCTTTGAGCTTGACAACCCCGATGACCTTCAACAAGGGCAGATAGTCAATGTGCCTAACGCACCTTATATAAATATGAAACTGCGCTCAATTCTTAATTCGTACCAGGAAGCACTTGATAAGATTAACACCCATGCATACTCATGCAAGCAGCTTATCGAATATCTGCACACCATTAAGAGCGGTTCCACCTCCTACTCGCTTGCTTCGGACGATTACATAGATACACTTATCCGTGAAGGTCGGAAATCTACCGCACAACTATATGCCAGGACATCGAAGTATTTTATTGAATTCTGCAAGCACGATATCATGCTTGACGGCATTACCCCAAGAACAATTAAAGACTTCGACATATACATGATGCGTGCGCTTTCGCTCAATCCTTCCACGCGAGGAACGCACATGGCGCATCTTAAGGCGGTCATAAACCAGGCAATCCGCGACAACATGGTTAAATATGACACACACCCTTTTGCATACTACGAAAAACCGACCATTCCAGTGCGCGAACTTGATATATCAGTAGAGGAAGTAAGGCTTATCCGCGATTCAGATCCAAAAGCAAAGGCTCTTGTTGTGGCGCGTGATGCGTTTATGCTATCATATTATCTTGGCGGCATTAACATGGTTGATTTGCTTTCGTACAATTTCAAGGGGAAAACAACGATGGAATATGAGCGGCAGAAGTCGAAAAACACCAAGAAAAACGATAAGAAGGTGTGCTTTACTATCCCCGAAGAAGCGAAGCCTATTATTAAAAGGTATATGGGCAGAAATGGGAAGATTGATTTCGGGTATAAGCTATCGTATGAGAATTTGCGCAAGTACATAACGAAGTACATCGGCATCCTGGCGCAATCGTTGGGAATTGAAACTCATGTGATATACTACACCGCGCGTAAATCATTCGCCCAACATGGATTTGAACTTGGCATTTCGCTTGAACGTATAGAGTATTGTATCGGGCAATCTATGAAGGGTAACAGACCTATTTTTTCCTATGTGAAAATCAACAAAAAACACGCGGATGAAACTATCCGCGCGATACTTGATAACTTGAAGAATGGATGATTTTCTTTTATCCCCCTAAAATGGGGGTAAATAAAAAGAAAAAGGTGTTCACTTTTATACTTAATCGTTATAAATTGCAAAAAACAAGGATAGTTTTTCTTTTATCGGCATATTTTGGCATATAAATAAAAGAAAATGGCATATCGCTAAGGCATATTATTGCATATTTTGTAGTCCCCTTGTAGTACTACACCCCCATACACAACCAACGTAGGGTAAACATAGGGTAAACGAAGAATTCAATACACATTCCACACGAAAATGAACCACAACTTGCAGAAATCATGGTAAGGAACATCATCCATTATGTCTATAAGTCTATCAATCATAGTTCTTTGCCTATTCGTTTTGTGTAACATCCGCATTCGCTTGTCAGCAGCTTGCTCTTTGTGTGCATCTTTCGCGCTATCTCTCCACCGCTGTAGCACACTTCTTCACTATCAAGCGGTATTTCTTCGGCTTGGGCGATGAAGATAGCCAGGTGCATAATCTCATGCTGAATACTATCCGCGTATTGTGCAGCACTGGAAGCCTTACCAATAACACAAACCGCCTTGCCGTTCTTAACGAAAGTAAGTCCTGTGTTCAGTTTTCCTTCGTCAAGCATTTCCTTCGCTTCTGATAACCTATTCCCACGAATACCTATGCTGACGAGATGTTTCAATATCTCATCAACATAGTACCCGTGAACAGAATAGAATATATCAATATCCCATTCGTAGCGGTCAAGTGTTATGTGTTGCTTAATCATCAAGGAACTCGTCAAAATCTACACCATGACCAAAGTCAATCATATCCCAATACCAATGACTGAACACATTTCCGCCTGGTTTGTCGGGGTCATCAATAATAGCCTTAACACTCAAAGCTGCGTGTCGCTCATCGTCCACACTCACTCCGAAGTAATCAGCCATTACCATGTGCCAAGCATAGGTAGCATTGTACAACTCATCGTGCTTAAGTTCTATGCCATGCTTGCGCAATAGTTCATATACTTGCTCCTTCGTTTTTTGCTCAATCTTCTTCTTATTGCCTTGTGCATCTTCCTTCCACATCTTACTTACTGCATACTCGCAAGCAGCCTTGTTGAAGTTCCAGCCATAATGCGATAGGTATCGCTTCATGGGTTTGGGCATATCGTCATATATATTCAAAGGTACTTTCATATCTTCTTTAAGTTAAAGGGAGAGCCGAAGCCCTCCCAAGTTAAACATTAGCGCATATAACGACCAGTTCGGCTGTTTCTACGCATACCCATACTCTCACGATAACCGCCACGATTCATACCACGACCTTCACGATAACCGCCACGCATACTCATGTCATCATCATCGTCATCCCAGTCATCATCATCGTCACGCTCACCATAGCCTCCTTCCGATAGCTCTTCAATGCAAGACATCAATTTACCACCATATTTAAGCATCTTCTCGGCATAGTCGCTCATCTTGTCAACCTTGCCCTCTTCAATCTTAATTACTCTCATATATCACTCTTTTTAGATTTATTCAGTGCTTCGTTAAGCATCTTGCTAATGTTAGTCAGTGTCTTATCCATACCATCCATCTTTTGCTCCAACAGAACAATCTTCTCTTCTTGCTCCTTCTCCTTAGCAAATTGTGGATTCAGTTCCCTGAGAATACCATCACACGAACTTACCACATTCTGATGATAAGGAATACTATCAATCACTTGATTGCTTATACGCAACATAGCTTCCACCTCAGCGTTCATAGCCTCCTTGCTCTCACTAACCACTACACCATTCTGACCAAAGTTAGCGATACTCAAATTGCTCGGCAGCTTCTCAAATTTCACCTCCTCATCGCCCACCTTAACCACTACATCTACCATAGTTTCATACTGATTCTGATTAGGCACAAACGAGGTGTTATACTTCGGTGTAGGCTGACCCACACTCACCACATTACCAATCTTCAATTTTGGCTTGTCCGATTTCTCTAATATATAGAACAAACTTCCTTGTCTTAACGAACTGAACATTTTGTTAAACTTTTAATTAAACATTATAAGGTGCAATCAACTGCAATCGTTCTGCGTTTTGGTCGTAGAACAAATGATACACACCCGTACCTGTAATCTCGGCAACCGTGATAGGAATATCATCTATTCCCACTACTGGTGTAGGATTGCCACCCTCGCTTGTGAACACTATCGGAAGCGTAGCCGTTGTGCCCGTTGGGATAGCTTGTGCAAGGTAGGCATATAGTCCACCAAAGTATGGTCGCCCGAAGTTCGGGTAGTTACGGAATACGAATTGAACTTCCGTAGCCGTAACCGACACCGATATACTTCGTAATGCTACTGGATTGTTGGTATTGCTAATCATAATACCCTCCTTTCTTAAAAGAATGAGCCGTTATTACCATTAGGAAAACCAAACGGATAGTTGTAAGGGAAACCGAAGCCACCATAACCGCAAGTAGGAACGGCAGCATAGTTCACGTTGATACCACGATTGATAGGTACATAATCAGGAGCAGCCACAATAGTTTCGGTCTTGGGCAGCTTGCACTTGATACCATCTACATCCGATTGCAAGTTACCGATTGCATTGCTGATAGGAGCAAGCATAGCACCGAATGTTTGAGTTTGTTGGTAGTTGTTGATGATTACATCCTTTTGCGCCAACTCTCTGTCACGTTGGTTCAAGTCACGTTGCAACTCACGCATTTCAGCAGCTCTTTGACCTTCCAAAATTCTTGATGTAGAACTTTCGATAGACTTCTCAATCGCACAAGTTTGGTCACGTGTAGCATAGCCTAAGTCTGCAAAACCTTGTGTAATGATTTGTTGTGTCTTGCAGCAGCAGTCAGCAAGTGCATGGCTCAAAGAGCAGTTACCAGCTTGGATGGCATTGATAATGTGTTGTGCGCTCATACCTTGTTGTCCGCTTAATTGGCAGATTTGGGTTGCAAGGTTGTTGATACCATTCTGAATAGTGTTGGTAGAGCAATTCAACGAAGAAGCAAGCTGACTAATATCAACACCATTACGATTCAGTGTTTGCATAATCATTTCACGTTCTGCGGAATTGTTGTTGTTACCGCCACAACCAAAGATTCCACCGCCATTGTTGTTACCAAAAATAGCAGCAATTACCACCAATGCGATAATCTCGTTAATGCCGAAGTTACCGCCAAAACCGCCATTGTTCATCATACCCATGAAGTAGGCAGGGTCAATTCCTCTGTTTTGCAAGAGGGCAGGAAGCATACTCGATACATTGTTACTTCCCGAATCGAAAACATAAGTCTTTTCGCTCATTTTGATTTTTGTTTTAAGTTACACAAAGCACTATTGCTCTGCGGACACAAAAATCAAGCTAAGTACATAGATGCTATAATAGATTGTGGAAAGTTCATAGAAAGTTCGTGGAAAGAATAAATTTTATGCGATTATAAATGCGATTTACGTGCGATTACGTGCGATTATGCGATTGCAAAATTAAAATACACTCATATCACACTGAACACAAACCACTTACAAGCCGTTTGCAAAATAAGCATGATTTCAACCCCTTATTATGTTATAAAAAAGGCGATACCGAAGTACCGCCAAAGTGTTAATCAAACAACATACAAGTGATTCTTGTAGTTATATCTTTGTAAGCATTGCTAATGTCATTACGGATATTCTTAATATCTTCTTCCGCTCCTATCCATTCAATATCCTCATGCCGTTTCAAAGGTTTAGGAAGGAAACATCCTCGCATAGATTTAATCAATTCCACTATCATACATTTTCATTTGTTGTGGAGCTGCTATATGCTCAATAAATTCTACTATCTTATATGATTTGTTTTCGTAAGTCTTATATGTAGGATTGTACACCTTTTTAATACGCATTTTAACCTTAATAGCATCGCCCTTTCCGAACCTTGCACCTTCATCAATCTTACGCATTAAGGCATCATCCTTTACAATCATTTTAATCTTAAAGCCATTATAAATAAATCCCCATTGACTACCAGATTCAAAATTCAAAGATATTATAGTAAGTATGGCTTCAACATCCTCATGTCTTTCTGTTGGTAATACATCTTCTTCGTCAAAGTCATTATATATATATTCTGCAAATTCCTCTTTATCAAACGATACTTTTTGCTCTTGTTCGCAATCAATAGTAAGACCTTCCACATTGACATCTTCATTTGCCGTTTCAATAGATTTAGATATAGCTTCCCTTACTACCTTGCTGTTATAAACATTGATAATAGTCTTATTATATTCTCGATTATCGTTGATAACCAAATCCCCATCCTTTGATGGTTTTCCCTTTAATGTCTTGTATGCAGAAAACACACCACCAACAATAGTTACAAGCGATGCTATATAACCTACATTATCATGTGAAAACAGATTTTTAAGGCTTTCTTTGATGGATATATCAATAATAAACGAACCCTTCTTTATGGCATTGACTTTGGTTACAATCTGCTTTGAGCCACCACCATAAACCGCATTAACTTCATTGATTACATTCTGATAATGTATAAGCACATTTATCAATGTATTCGCATCAATCTGATGTTCTTGTCCTTCAAATTTAATCTGCATTGCACCACCTATTTTTATACAAAGGAACGAAAAGTAAACCATATATCCAAACACTTTAACACTTTTCTCTCACTTCCTCATACATCTGCCGTAACCCCCACCTATACCTACACCTATCACGAAAGCAGTTTTTAGCCTTGTTTACCAACTGCACACTCAACCCACTCGCAAGCGCAATCTGCCTATC